TGCCCCCGAACGCTTCAACGCCAGCTCCGCTCGTTATGCCCCCATTGAATAAGCCGCCGACCCCTGTAGCTCCACCAGTCCCTGCTACGCCTGCTGCAGTTCCAGATCCAATTCCGTGTACTCCGTAGCCATCCGTGCCACCGCCAGTGCCCGTTACACCATCGCCGTCACCAGATCCACCAATGCCATTTAGACCAGATCCCCCTCCGTTACCAGTCCCCTGGAGTGCGTACGAATTACCGGCAGTCGCCGCAATGACGGCTTGACCATTCGACATAATCGAGACGACAACAGGCTCCGAAGCGCTTCCGGGAGTCTGGTTAAGCTTCACGACGCCCAAAGTGGTGGTAGTCGCTGGGGCGAATTGAGCCCCAACGGGGAATCGCCAATTTCTTGTGAAGACGTCTGCACCGGAGCGCCATGCAATAATTTGGCGTTGTCCGGGGGGACTCGACGTTCCCATACTAATTAGAGGAGCTTTGACGGCGACTAATGCGTCGACGCCCGTCAAGTTTTCTTGACGCCCCAAGTCCACATACACGCAATCCCCATCATCTAAGTCGGTCAAGCCAGCTGATGGAGTCGTTTGATTGGCAACATCATTGTAGTAGCCAGTCGAATTGTCGAACAAGAATGAGACGCCAGTCCACGTAAAATCCGTTCCATCCCAATCAAAATAATCACCGTTAGCTAGTGTGGTACCAGTCGTGACCATCGTGACATTTCGGTCGGCTGTGGGGCTGTACCAGAATTCTCCCCCGCCAATTTCCCAAACCCGTGTCATAGCCCCATCCATCCAGGTTTTTAGGGAATTGAGTTGCTTGTCACCGCCACTAAAAATGTCAGCAGCCGTCAACTCGTTGCGACCTTCAGGCCACGTGTAAGCAGGGACGAGTCCTGCGTTAGAGCCCCCGTTAGCCAGGCGCCCCAACATTGGACGAACGTCCACGATAGTCGTCGCATTAACGCCATCGGATGAATCTATCATGGCGATTGGAACTACATTAGGGTTAGAATCGAACGGTTGAAGCGATATGACGATTCGATAATTTAAAGTTCGAGCTGTGCTGACTAGCTTGGGGGTTTCTAGCAAACTGTTAGCATCTAAAAATTGGACGATATCATTAGTTGTAGAGTCGGCAGACCTGATTAAATCTAGTCCTACGTAATTTCGGGCAATTCCTCCCCACGACCCGACAATGTTAGTGTTGACTCCCGGATTTAAAACTTCAGCTTCCCGGTCACTGGGAACTGAAAAAATTGTGCCGGATTCCGAAGCATTCAAATTCATCAAAATGCCGTCAGCTACAATAAGTTGTAAAGAGGTTAAAGGCGACCCGACAGCCGCCGTCATATTAATCTCAAATCCACTTACAACCATCGGAAGGCTGCCGGAAACGATCTGGCCGCCCAAGCAATCAAAATCGCCACATACACTAGATTCAATTGCTCGAATCATCGGAACGTCGACGCGCATTTGACCAAGAACGTTGAGGCTTCTAAGGACTGACATTTTTATTTATTACTCCCTTTAATAAACATTCGGCCAAATATACTTTTCCTCCGACCGATAACCACACAATAAATAGAATTAGCGTTCAGTTTTAGGCTTCGGGCCGCCTCAGCACAATTGATATAGGCGGCTCCTGTAGCGCAATCTACTATAGGAAATTGCTTAGGGTTCTTTTTATAATATTCTTTTAGAGAATTAATTACTTTCGATTTGGTCGTGGGGTTTCCCCACATTTTTTTAGACTTCGATGAAGCATTTTGAGAGATTTGCTCTTTATTCTTTAATTTCGGCAAGGTGCTGCTAAAGCCGAGATAAGACAAAGCTCGCCCCCCCGCATGAGGTTTCCGTCCCGATAGTACGCTATAAATGTGGTCAGGGGTCACATCCAACTTTAAAGCTGCTTCATCAACGTTGATATAAACATTTCCGAGGTCGTCTATAATTTGACGTTTCCGGTTTTTATTCCACGGGACTTTAGTTTTCATCAAGGCGATGGTTTTGGGGCTCTTCTTTATGCCTAGAGCGCCTTCACCACCCCCAGCGTGGTTGATTAATCTGCACCCTATAAATCGATAATATGCTATATTGTATATTTCGGCATCGGCTAAATTATCTTTAAGGCATTCTTGTAATATGCGGGCTTCTGGAACGACACCGTTAGCTAACAGGCTTTTAACCCAAGCTTTAGAACGCGCCCGATTGTTAGGATTCCTTAGTTGGCTTGGTTTCCAATGAGCTTTGGCACGTTTAATCCCCGTAGTACTCTTGCCGATATATCTTAGCTCATCAGTTCGCGGGTCAAAAAGACCATAAATAATATTTTTAGGCTGCGCCATGGGGGGTATTAATCAAGATTAAATCCCCTAAAGATTATCCTGCCAGCGTGGATGCTTCGGTATTCCATATAATACCTTTAAACACGAATGTACCGGTCACTAATGATTTAGCTAGGACTTGCCAGGCTTGATTAATTACACTGCAATACCTAGCTTCGAATATAATTTGATCGGTAGAGCGCTGCTTTAGCGCGATTGTTAAATATTGCTGGCGGGCAATGTTATCAAAACTTGTCGTAATTCCAGCTCCCTCAAGTCCCCCATCTTGGGTCAATCGGAAAAGCGAAACGTTCCCTGTTACGGCAGTCGCCGTAGGTGCTAATTCAAAGGGGAGTAGAGAATCCACCGCGACAATCGTTTTAACGGCCGTGTCAGAGTTGAAGGAAAAAGCCGACACGGCCCCCAATAATTTCCCGTTAATATAGCATTGTATATCACTTCCAATCATTACGCTCATTTACTGGGCCCTCCAAAATTCGAGGTCTGCATTAATGTCGTCGGACGCGTAAATCTCCACAATGCTCGATAATTTGTCGGCTCCTTGAGTGGGATATCCAGCAGCGCCCAAGCCGTAATCGCCAGGATATTTTAGGAAAAAATTCGTGGTAGTCCCGACTGCTGAGATGCTGGAGATTGTGTTGATGGCGGCTAACCGGCCCGCAGCGTTTTCCGTAACCCAAAATGATCCGGCCGAAATGGTGTCTTGGGGAACGAAAGCGCCTTTACCATTCAACCAAGCCACGCTAGCTCCGACCGCTAAATCGTATGGGAATACGAAAGTGAAATCGATTTCTAAATGTGTGGCATCTCGACGACCAAAATAAGCTACAGGACCGGTTTGGGTGGCTAATCCAAAGTCAAACACTAAGTATCCCGAATCGTCGGGGAATTGAGTGGCGTCTGCCACATTGATCGTAGCAATTTGCGAATGGCTCGCAATAGCTGTATCTAACTCAGATGACGATCCCGTAACAGCAACCCCGGAGTCCGGATCCCACGCATAAGGGCCACTAAAGATTCGATCGGGAGCTGCCCACGGTGTGACGGTCCCGTTTGAAGCTGTCGTGTAGGACGGCCAACTAAAATGGCGCGGAATCAAAATACTAAATTTAGTAGCCGTTACGATCGAGTCTACTCGAAATAATCCGTTGAGGTTTCCTTGTAAAGTAACATCAGCGTTCAAAGTCCCGATAAAGGGAGTGTCCGAATAGGCGTCAGCGATCGAGCCCCCGCTAGACAGAATTACTCGATTGCCATCTAGTAGGGTAGAATCACCCACGTGCGCGTGAGTGAATTGGAGAGGGGCTGGACCAGCTCGAAATGTACCGTCCTTCAAATTATAAATCCAATACGATGAATCGTGAATGTCGATTGCCAGGTAATTTCGCTCAGGTACGTAAATTAGGGTGGAACCGGGGGGGACTCTAACGGAATTATTAAATACGAAGTCTCTGACAGCTCTCAAAACTGGATACCATCGACCGTCCTCATATCTCCGCAAGTTAACGCCATTTCGGAAATTATCGAAGTCTCCATTGTTATTAAATTCGTTACACACAATATATGCGTGATTCCCTACCACAATAGGATCGACAATCCAGGTTCCATAATCTATAGGGGACGCTAAAGTCCACACGTCATTCACATAATCATATAATTCACAGCTAAATATTTGGTCTCCAACCGTGGCAGTCGCCAAGCTATTGTAATCGCGGCCACCTACCGCAAGGACTTGGAAATTGGCTAGTAAAACGGCCCCATGGCCCCCTCGAGCTCTAATTAAGCTGGAAACTGCCGCAATAGTTCCGGCAACCGGGTCATAAATATCGCACGTGGCGCTAGGAGTCGTATCGGCCGTAAACCCCCCGATTAATAGAACCCGATCGTTTGGCAGCCGAATGGCTCGATGTAACATACGAGCATTACTCATGTTGGGG